TGACCTTTGAAACCTTCGAGGATCTCTAGCTATGGCTTTTTACCGAGGGCAGCAAGGCAGCGTCAAGTTTGACGATGCTGGCGCTACCGGCGTCACCATTACCAGCACCCGGTCGTGGTCGCTCACAGTCGAGAAGGAATCACTCGACACCACCGCACTGGGCGCTACCTATCGGGCAAACGTCGGTGGCCTAATCAGTGGTAGCGGCACTGTTGAAGTGCTGTACACCGCCAGCAGTGCTGACGAGACCAACGTGTTCATCGAACACGTCAACACCGCAACCGATGAAGGGCTTGCGCTGTTTGAGCTGTTCTTGGACACCACCGGCACCAAAAAGATCAGCTTTGATGGTGTGATCACCTCGGCTGAATACTCGGCTACCGTGGGTGAAATTGAAGTCATTACCATGAACTTCGTCACCAACGGCGCCATTACCCTGGATATCTGATCATGGCTTTTTATCGCGGGCAACAAGGCACTGTTTTCTTTGACAAAGCTGGCAGCGGCGGCCTGTCCGAGATCGCTGCAGTGCGGTCCTGGAGCATGACCGTTGAGAAGGAGTCGTTGGACGTGACTTCCCAAGGCGCCACTTACCGCGCCAATGTGGGCGGCCTGATCAGCGGCTCGGGCACCATTGAGGTGATGTATGACGCCCCAGGCTCCGGCGACAAGCTGGACCTGATCAAGGATGTCAACCAAGCCACCGACGAGGCCGATGCAGCCGTTGAGCTGTACTTGGACGAGACCGGCGGCAAAAAGATCACCGGCACCATCGTGGTGACAAGCTCGGAATACTCCGCTACGGTTGGCGAGCTTGAGATCGTTACGATCAACTTTGTCTCCAGCGGAACCCTTACCCTCAGCATCTGATGCCCGCCACACAGCGTCCGGTTGACTTGCTCGCCGGTGCATTTGACCTCAACCAGCGCCGTAAGTTCAGCATCAAGAACGATGCTGGCGATACGGTGCTGGACCTTTACTTCAAGCCGATCACCCGCGCAGACCGTAAGCGTGCCACCACGCTGTCCGGTTCTGATGAAGCACTGGAGATCAGCACCTACATGCTGTGCCAGATTGCTGAACTGGAGGACGGCACCAAGGCATTTGCACCGGCCGATGCGGCCAAGCTGCAACGCGAACTGCCTGAGCGCGTGCTGAACGAGCTGGAGCTGTTTTTGTTCGGCCTTGGCGATGATTCCGGGCTTGAGGAAGCAAAAAAAGGCTAGGCCAGGACAGTTGGCTCTTTTTTGAGTTCTTCCTGGCCACTGAGCTTGGCATGACGGTCAGCCGGTTACGGACTGAGCTGACCGACGCCGAGTTCATCCATTTTGCAGCGTTCTACGAGATCAAAGGCGAACGCGAGAAAGAAGCAATGGACAAAGCCCGTCGCCGGTAAACTGGTGTTATGGCAGTCTCCAACGTTGAGCTAAGGGTTGACTCGCGGCAGGCGGTTAACGCCCTGCAGCAGGTCAATCGTGCATCGACTGACACACAAAGGTCTATTAACGGGCTTAAGGGAGCCGTTGGCAGGCTTGCTGGAGCATTTGCGGCCATTCAGGCTCTCAAGTTTATTGTCGCCAAAACGTCTGAACTTGAAACACAAACACGCAGCATCGAAACCTTAACTGGCAGTGTTGAAAAGGCTACTCAGATCATCCAGCAGTTGCAACAGTTAGGCGCTATTACACCGTTCACTAGCGCAGAGCTTATTGATGCAGCCAAACGTCTTAATTCGTTTGGCGTTAGCGCTGACAAAGTAGTTGAGACAACTCGCCGGTTAGGTGATATTGCTGGCGCTACCGGCGCAAACCTTGGAGAGCTAACACTTGCTTACGGGCAGGTCATTGCCAAGGGTCGGCTACAGGGCGAGGAACTATTGCAGTTCCAAGAGCGTGGCATCGCGCTGCAGGAAGAGCTGCGCAAGATGTATGGGATGACCGGCGAGGAGTTCCAAAAAGCACTCAGCAAAGGCCGGATTAGCGCAGAAGCGGTTGAGGTTGCCGTTGTACGTCTAACTGAACAAGGTGGTAAATACGCAAACGGCGCCATAGCGCAGAGCGAAACCCTTGCCGGAAAGTTCAGCACGTTGGTTGATGGGGTTGAGGGCGTTGCTAGGAAAATTGGCGAAGTTCTGAAACCGGCAATGAAGGAGATTCTTGATCTTGGAATTGCTGTTGTAAATCAAATTAATGCAGCCTTAGCTGGACCTGATTATAAAAAAGCAAACGATCGGCTATTTAATATCAGATCAAGAATGGCCGAGTTGAAAGATGAAATCAATGCTGCAACAAAAGCGGGCTTAAAATTGCAATCAGGTCTTGAGATCAGAGGCGTCGATGGACAAGTGCTTGGTGGTGGCGTGCCGGTTTTGCCGGCAATGCGCTTTGAAATGCAGCAACTTGAAAAAGAAGCAAAGTTTTTAGAGGGGCGCATGAAATCTTTGCGGCAAATGAGTGCCGCAAAACCAGCAGCAGCAAAAACAACTCCTCCGCCACTACTTGCCGAAAAGGGTGATGGCAAAGCAAGTCGTATTTCAATGGAGGACTTGGTTGGCGGCGTAATTCAACAACGCTTGCAAGAAAATAAAGCGTTGATGGAAACTCAAAAGATTAATGCTCTTAATGCGGTATCGATGACCGCTAACGCAGAGCAAGCCAAGCGAATGGTTGATTTCGCTTTTCAATACAAGGAGATTCAGCTAGAGATCAATGCTCTTCAGGGAACACTAGCCAAAAGAGAGCAATTTAGAGATCAGATTATTGCCAAATCAAAAGATAAAGAAGATACTAGATTGGCTTTGCTGCAAAAAGAAGATGAAATCCGAAGCGCAATTACCGTTCGCCAACAGGAGCTAAATACAATTTTTGCCAAGCATCAACAGCAAATCATTACCGCATCAGCCGAGGATCAAAAGCGGCTAGACCAACAGGTTAAAGTTGGTCAGGAAAGAATGCAACAGTTGACAGATGAAGCCGAATTGCTACAAGCAAAACTGGTTGGTAATGAAGCGGAGGTAATGCTGCGGCAGCAGATCCGCGATATTATGAAAGAATCAGCAGGGCTTGATGCTAAAAACGTAGAAGATCAGGTCAAAAAAGTAGAGAGCCTTAAAAAACAATTGACAGAGCAAGAACAAATCAAAGCGATTTACGAAGACATCGGCATGTCAATCAAGTCTGGCGTAGTTGACGCCATCCAAGGCGCAGTTGATGGAACCAAAACGCTTGGAGATGCTGCATCGCAAGTGCTTCGTAACATCTCCAATCGGTTGCTGGACGTGGCGATTAATTTTGCCTTGTTTGGCGCCATGTCTGGAACTGGCACTGGCGGCGGCCTATTGGGCGGCATATTTGGAAAGCGCGCCATGGGTGGCAGCGTCATGGCAGGGCAATCTTACCTGGTAGGCGAACGCGGTCCCGAGCTGTTCATGCCAGGACGCAGCGGTGGTATTGCACGAACCGGCAGCTTTGGTGGTGCCGTTAGCGTGGTGGTCAACGTGGACGCAGGCGGCACCAGCGTGGAAGGCAACGAGCCGAATGCCAATCAGCTCGGTAGGATCGTCGGTGCTGCAGTGCAGGCCGAGATCGTCAAGCAACAGCGTCCCGGCGGCCTGCTCGCCTCTACCCGCTAATGGCTACCTTTCCCGCAATCAGTCCTACCTATGGCGCCGAGAAGCGCAGCGCACCCAAGCGGCGTGTGGTGCAGTTTGGTGACGGCTACGAGCAACGGCTGACCTACGGGCTAAACCAAAACCCCAAGGAGTGGTCCCTGACCTGGAACAACATCACCGAGGCCAATGCGGACACGATTGAAGCCTTCCTTGATGCTCGCGCTGCTGACGCGGCTGCATTTGACTGGACCCCGCCAGACGAGGCAACCGCCTACAAGTGGATCTGTGATAGCTGGAGCAAATCCATCCCCTACACCGGCAGGGCGATAATTAACGCCACCTTCCGCCAAGTGTTCGAGCCCTAATGGCCTACGCAGCCTGGCAAGCCAGCACGAGCTACGCGGTTGGTGCCATTGTCCGCGCCACGACGACGCAGGCCAGCGGGCTTGTGTTCCGCTGCACGGTCGCCGGCACCAGTGCCAGCACACAGCCAGCGTGGCCGACCGACATCGGCAGCACGATCGCAGATGGCGGCGTCACATGGACAGCGATCAGCAGCGTTTACGAAGAGCTGGCGGTCCTGGGTCCGAACGCGATCATCGAGCTGTTCGAGCTGCAGCTTGACACCACGCTGCACGGCGCCAGTACCACCTATTACTGGCACAACGGCGTCAACGCAGCCGTCACCGGCAACATTGTCTTCGCCAGCAACACCTACGTCAGGCTTCCGGTCGAGGCGACGGGCTTCGATTACACCAGCTCTG